TTCGCGGTGGTGATGACGCCGACCTCGCCGACCACGATGTTGCCGGAGGCAAGCGTGGAGGACGAGGAGGCGACCACCTGGAACGTGGCGTTCGTGCCGCCCGCGAGGGCGGTCGTGACGGTGAACATCACGTAGAGGTCGCGTCCCTCGCCGAGATCGCGGTTCTGCGTGCCCTGCGCGACGGTGTAGAGCGTGCCGCTGGCCGTGGCCGAGTAGGCGGTGCCGCTCTGGAGGTCAACGACATCCGGGGTACCGCTGGTCCCGGTGATGTAGGTGGCGGCCGAAGTGATCGCCCCGGTCGAGCCGAGACGAAGGTTCTGGTCGAGAATCATTGTGTGGTTTCCTTTCTGCCTTCAGTTATTACTGAACGCGGGCTTCTGCATTGATGAGGGCGTCCACGCGACGGCAGGGGACTCCGAGGAACGACAGCCAGCTGAACGGCGTGCCGAACTGCGAAAGACCCTGGTTCACGGCGAGCACGTTCTGGGCACGGTCCATCGCCTGGATGGCGAGGCCCGAGTGAACGGTCCGGTTCATGTAGAACGCAGCGCGACCCGCACCCATGTTCGGGATGCGGTACATGGCGCGGGCCATCAGCTTGACGAGGGCGGTTGCCGCGCTCGAGAGCTGCGTGCCGGTGCCACCGACGAGATCGCTCACGTCGATGTTCGCGATGCGGACCACGTAGCGCCAGTCCTTCACGACCAGGCCGTTCTTCCACTGGTAGCGGGTGGCGTAGGCCTGGAGGCGGTTGCTGCCGTCATACACGGTCTGCTCGCCGAGATCCTCGTGCATGAGGCCCGCGGTGCTGCCCTTCGGGAAGGGGCAGTAGACGGTGTTGTCGCCCCACACCACGAGGTAGACGCTCGTGTTGTCGGTGCTGGTGCCGCCGCCCTCGATGATGTTCTGGCCGATGCCCGAGCTAGCGGGGGCAGCCGAGTACCGCGCCGCGAGGCCGAGGAACGACTTCGGCTCGATGGCGGGGTTGCCGTAGAACATCGTGGTCGCCTGCGTCTGGTTCATGGCCTCGAGGAAGGCCACGTCCTCGGACAGGCGGAACTGCGCGGTGTTGCCGTTCAGCATGGCGAGATCCTTATCGACCTCGCTGCGGGCCTCGAGGATGCCGCACGCCTCATCGACCTGCGCGGTCGTGGACTTGCTGTTCGGGATGCCCTGGTTGAGGGCGCGCCAGTACACGGCGGGGAGGCCCGTGCGGATCACGACGCGCTCGCCGGTGGGGAGGTTGCCCTCCTTGAACACGCAATCCTCGAGGATCTCGTTGGACTGCGACAGGAGTTCCGCGATGACCGGGACGCGGCCCTCGGGATCGGTGCGCTTCGCCCAGTCGGCGAGCGTCAGGTTGCTGCTGGAGAGAACTGCCATTGGTGTGGCTCCTTGTGGTGGTTAGGTGCTGTAGAGAGCGTCGGCGAGATCGGCGAACGACTTCGGCCCGGACTTGGCCGTGGCGGCCGCACCCGTGATGACCTTGTCCTCGCTGATGGCCTTGCCGGCGCGGTACATGAACCGGATCACCTCGGGGTGGTTCCCGAGGCCCGATTCGTTCAACAGGTCGCGCAATTCGGCGGTGCCGAACTGATCGAGCGCACGCTTCGCGACGCCGAGGTTCTCCGACAACTTCTCGCCGCCGAACTCCTTGTCGGCCTTCGAGCTGTCGGCCCAGCCGTTGCGAACGGCCTCGATCTGCGCCGCTTGACGTTCCGCCAGCTTGGGGCCAACGGAGTCGAGGACGCGCTGCGCGGCTTCCTGCGACAGGTTCAGTTCCTTTGCCACCTTCGAGTACTCGGCGATGACCTCGGGGTCGAACGCTCGACCCTCCGGTGCCTTGAACTCGTAGGTTTCCGGCGCTGCCTTGGCCTCGGCGGGTGCCTCGGTCTTGGCGGCGTCGGCCGGCGCAGGTTCCTTACCAGCAGCGGCCGCATCGGCGGCTTGCTGGCCCTGGGTCGCGGTCGCCTTGGTGTCCCCGTACAGCTTGTCGGCCGTCGCCGCAACCGTATCGGGGACCGAGGATGGGGAAGCGCCTTCAGTGGTCGTTGCGGCTGCTTCCATCATCGTTGGTTCCGTCATTGGTGGATTGTTCCTTCATCATTGCCGGGTACTGGTCCGGGCAGAGCTTGTGGACCATCGCGAGCAACCGCAGCCCTTGGTTCCGTCCACCCTCCGCGAATGCCATTGTCATCGCGTTGGTGTTGAAGGAACTTCGGAACACGCCCGCCTGGTCCAGTTGCCGCCACACGATGCGGCGGCCGCGCATGCTGGACATGAGCCACCGAACATCCGCCTCCTCTGCCTGCCGTTCAAGTCGCTCACGCAGCTCGCGTTCGGCCTTGTCGCGCTCCTGTCCCCGCAGGTCGAGGGGGTCGTACGTGCTCACGGTCGGACTGTATCCCTGTGACTAATGTTTACGGGTACTGTCACGCGCCATTGATCTTGAGGCTCCACGCCTCGAGCCGCAGGAACTCGCCGGCATTGGCGATGCTGCCGACGATGGTGAGATCCTGCGCTGCGCCAACGCCACCGCTCGGCTGGAGAATCAGGTTCGCCCCGGTCGCGGTGCCGTGCCCAGGGGCAGCAAGCGCATTGGCGAGAACGTCAGTAGACGAAAGCACGCACGCCTTCTTCTCAACGCACAGGCTTTGGATGCTTGATGCGATGGTCTGCGAATACCACGCGGCTGACCCGAGGTTCGCCTTGACGGTCTTGTTGTTTGCGCTGCCCGTGCAGCTGACGAGCAGGTCAAGTTCCATCGTCATGCCGACATTCATCGTCCCGGCCGGGATCGTCTGCGTGACGATGGTGATGTCTGCGTTCACCAGCGACACGGTCGGCGTTCCAAGCCCGGCCACGTGGGGGAGGTTAATCGTCAGCTTCGTCGTGACGGAACGGTCAACAATGGCATAGAACCCATTGACGCCCGTGCCGCCAGCCCACGTGACATACACGCTGTGGCCGACCGATCCTGCGGCAATTCCGTGCACGCCAGCGCTGACGAGCCGCACGTTCGCGCCATCCGCTTCGTAGGTCAGGCTCGTGAACGTGGATGCAGGCGCCGCGATGCTGAATTGCGGCGCAGCCTTATAGTAAGCCGGCTCGTACTGCCCGCCGAGAAAGAAATGGTTCGCCACCTCGCTTCGCACGCCGACGATGCCGTTGGTCGTGGTGTCGTAGATGAACGGGTTGCTTGGCTTCAGGTACGTTGCCATGTCAAATCTCCACTGCGGAAGGCGAGTTGTAACCGCTGAACATGTTCACCACGTCGGTGAGCGCGTTCTGTCCCTGCGTGGGAGCCTGCGCCATGTTCTTGACGGTCTGGGACTGCTGCTGCATGACGGCGGCCTGTTCCTTGGCGGCGAGCGCCTGGTTGCGGGCGTCGCGCAGGAGGGCAACGTCCTTGTCGGCAACGATGAGCGAAGGGTCCACGCCGAGCATGTCGGCGTAGATGTCGGCCCACTGGTCCTGGTCGAACTTGTCGAGGATGTCGGGCTTCATCTGCGCGATGGCGCCGAGGTTGCCGACGAAACGGTCCACAGCGTTGGTGCCGATGGCGCGCTGCGCCTGCGCGAGCATGCTGACGAACTCGATGTTCAGGTCCATGCCCTGCAATTCCTGCGGGGCGGGCGGGATTAGGCCGGACGAGATCATGCGCGTGAACGTCATGTCCACGAGCGGGGAAAGCAGCTCGTTGTGCAGGCGCTCGAGCACGGGCCCGAGCATGATGAGCTTCTCCTCGTGGCGCTCGGCGACCTCGGTGGCGGTCATGCGCGTGTTCGGCATGTTCGCCAGCATGAGGAACAGGTCGGCGTAGAACGCGCCGCGGACGCGCTCGCGGCAGTCCACGATGTCGTTCAGCAGGTACTGGAGGTTGAGGTTCACCTCGAACGCGGTCTTGATCCCGTTCGATGCGCCGTCGTAGTACGAGATCCCGCCCGGGAGCGTCTCCACGTCGCGGTTCTTCATGGCGGCCGGAACCTGGAGCGGCGGCTTCGTCTGGTAGTCGATGGCCTGCGCCTTGCGGAGCTGCTCGTGCTGGAGCTGCTTGATGTCGCCGAGCGCCTCCATGCCGGGGCTGTTCCCGTAGATGTCGCCGCCGACCACGGACCAACGCGGGCACAGCGCCGGGAACTGCATGAACCCGCTCTCGCGCAGGAACTGCCCGTCCTCGCCGCCGACCTCGAAGTACCACGACCCGAACGGCATGTTCTTGCTGTCGCGCTTGCCGATGTCGCGGTCGGCCCTCGGCTCGATGGCGTGGATGATCGGCACCCACTGGTCGAGGCTGCCCGTGCGGTACATGTTCTGCACGCTCACGGAGCAGTTCTCGAGGCCGAACTCCTTGACCATCTGCGAGACGGTCATGTCGAACTCGCGGTACAGGGTGCAGACGCGGCCCTTGGCGTCGGTCGAGATGCAGTACTCGCCGCACGTCAGCGGGTAGTGGTGGATCACGTCCTGGAAGTCCGGGAGCATGATCGAGGACGCGGTGCCGAAGCACCCCAGTTCCTCGTACATTTGGTGCAGGCTGCGGTAGGTGTTCGACTTCTGGAACACGCGCTGCATGCGCTTGGTCACGTCATCGAGCCACAGCTTCACGGGCGTGAACGAGTTCAGCTCGGGGTCGGGCGTGGCGAGCCGGAACCACTGGCGTGCGGGGCTCGTGGCTCCCGACATCATGCCGGCGCCGAGCGTGCGGAGCGCCCGCGTCCCGGTGTTGTCGTAGATGTTGTTGTGCCGGCGGTAGCCGCGGTTGCGGTCCTGCACGAAGTAGCGGCCGTTGCGCGGCAGGATGTACGACGTGAGTTCCTGCCAGTGTGCGTACCAGGAGGCGCGCTCGCTCTTGAGCTGGCCCCAGCGGGTGAACAGCCGATCCCGCGTGGGCGCGTTGGGGTACGAGGATGCGTCTCCGGTGTACTGGCTCACGTCAACCTCCGAGGAGCGACGAGCGCCCGAGCTGGAGATCCTGCGGGTTCACGCCCATCGGCCCGGTGAGCATGGTGCTGGCGGGGCCGCCGGCGCCTTCGGCCGCGGCGCGTCCCATGATCCCGGCGACATCGGGTTCGGCGCGGTTGGCGGCGGCCATCGCCTGCTGGCTGCGGCGCTGCTGCGAACGGGCCGAGGCGGCGGCGGCCTGCTGGGCCTGACGCTGCTCTCCCATCGCCTGCTGCTGCATGGACGCGCCACGCTCGCCCGCGACGATGGCGTACCCGGTCCCTGCGGCTGCAACACCTGCTGCGATGCCTGCGATGATGGACGAAATTGCTGCCATATCAAATCTCCCTTACGTGCGTTCGTTCGGTGTTCACGTATCCCATGCGCCCGAGCATCTTTGCAACAGGCGTGGCTCCGTCAATGACAAGTTCGCTCATGCACATGATCCGTGCGCCTCGCTCTTTGCCCCACGCCTCAAGCGCGTGCATGAGCCGGAACGGGATGCGCGTCATGCGATGCGCGGGGTCCACCCACCATGCCAGTTCGACGGCGGCCGTGACGCTCGGCGAAAACCACATGGGCGCCACGACGCCGACCACGGCACCGACGATGCGTTCGCCGACCTCGGCCACGAACACGACGCCGGCCGTCAGCACGGCCCGGAGGCCGGCACGGATGTCATCGTCGGACGGCGCGATCATCGTGCCGTACGCGCTGTAGGCGAGGAACTCGCGGGCCATTGCGGTCAATGCGTCGATGTCCTGCTCGGTGGCGTGGCGAATGATGCTCACGGACTGTATTCCTCTCGCTAGTCGTTACGGGTACTCACATGTCCTCGTACGGGTCGTGATCCTCGCGGCGCGGCGACAGCTTCTCGCGCACCTCTCGAGGCAGCATCTTGGCAACCGGGTACGCGAACGTGAGCGCGAGCGCGTCGGCGATGTCCGGGCTGCCGCCGCCTTGGAGCCGCTTCTTGACCTCGTCCTTGGACTCGAGGACGCGCTTGCCCACGTTGTCGTACCAGTACAGCGGGGTGGACAGTTCCTGCTTCAGGTCGGTGCGGTCGGGGATCGCGCCGCCCTGGTCGATCCATTCCTTGATGGCCCACCACATCTCGGTGCGCTTGTTCACGAACAGGTTCGGGAACGTGGCCTTGCCGCCGAACGGCACCTCGGTCACCTCGTAGCCAAGTTGCCGCAGACGGTCGATCACGCCCGCGCCGGCTCCCGCGTCGATGAACACGGCGTCCGGGTCGCGCTCCTCGATGACGTTGGCGACTGCCGCCGCTAGCGCCATGTTGTCGATGCCCGTATAGATTCGTGGGTTCTCCATGCGGAGCCCTTGCCGCAGGACGATGGCGCTGCGGTCATCGCCGAACCGTGCCGGGTCCACGCCGATGACGAGCGGGGCGTCGATCACGTCGCCGTCTGGGTATTGGCGTTCGGCGGCGCTTTCCGCGTCGGACAGGCTGATGAGCTGGTCATCGCCTGCGGCGCTGAAGTCGCACAGGTACTCGCGAGCGAACGCCTGCTCGGGCATGTCGCGCTCGAGGCGGGCCACCTCGTCGGCGTCGAGGGCGTCGGTGTCGTGGACCGTGTACCGCGCCGCATACCAGTCGGGCAGGGTGCTAGCGCGGTAGAACAGCTCGCTGAACAGGTTGATGCCTGCGGGCGTCCCGATGAACATGGCCCAGCCCTTGCGGTCGGAGAGGGCGGGCTGGATGATGTCGTTCCAGACCTCGGGCTTGATCTGGGCGACCTCGTCGATGACGCACCCGTCCAGGCGCACGCCGCGCAGGGCGTCGGGGTTGTCGCCGCCGAACAGGCGGATGGTGGCCTTGTTGTGCTTGAACGTCACGGCCAGATCGGCCTCGTTCACTTCCACGGCCGCGGTGCGGATGAACGGGTCGATCTTGGACTTGAGGCGAGCCCATGCGATGGCCTTGGCCTGCTTGAGGTATGGCGCTACGTAGACGAAGAACCCCAGCTCGGCCTTGAACTTGATGGCCTTGTCGAGGAGTTCCATGATGGCGAGCTCGGTCTTGCCGGCTCGTCGGTGCAGGGCGAGGACCGTGAACCGCTTGCGCTCGAGGTGGCACCGCTTCTGCCACGCCCTGGGCGCGTAGTTCAGGCGCACCGTTTCAGTTGGCATCCGGGACGCCCGTGATGACGTTCAGGGTCACGCCGCCCTCGTGGGCGACGGCCTGCCTGTCGCCGTACTTCTTCGGGTTCCACTTGGCAAGGAGCTTGAGCCGGGTATCGACTTGGAGCCTGCGCCACGCCACGTAGACCTGGTCGCGAGGCTCGTCATCGGCCAGCGCCATGCACTGGTCGGCGATCACGTCGTAGCCGTCCTCGCGTGCGCGTGCGATGCGTGCCACAAATGCCTCGTCCTTGTCCATCCAGTGGTACACGGTGCGCCAGTCCGGGTGCCCGGGCTGCCGGCACCATTCGCGGAGCGGCTTGCCCTCGGACAGCCATTGGATCAGGCTGTCGGCGTGGTGTGCCGGGACGGGTTCAGGCGGTCGGCCCCTCGGTCGCTTCGGGGATGCGCTCCCATCGGCGGGGGACGGCGACGCGGCGTTGGTACTTCGCGATCTTGGCGACGGTGTACCAGGCGAGCCCGAGGTGCTTTGCGATGCGGCGGTAGCCCCATCCGTGGTCCTCGTGGAGTTCGCGGATTTCATCGACGATGGCTTGCGGGATCGTGGCATGGTGGTGGCTTTCCCCTACCCGGCGCCCGTTCTCGCCGTAGGCGACGAGGCGCGTCACTTCTGGCGGGCCTTGGACTTG